GACGGCACCCGCTAACGTCACGAACTGCATGGGCCACTCAAACGACGTGGACTTCGCCACCGCGCGTATGGCCCGTATGGTGGTAAACAGGTCGCCCGCTGCCTGCGATGTGCCGTTGACGGTCAGAAGGTTCGAGTCGAAGGTGCCTGTGCCGATCAGCGCGGTATAGACCGTCGCCGGGTACACGAAGCAGGTTTTAAAAACATAGAGGGCGCCGGAAGCGTGAACGGCAATCTCGAGGATCCCCACCGTTGCCGTATCGGTGGCATCCAGGGTGATCCGGTAGTTGCCATGCTCTTCGGCAGTCGCGCCACCCGAGTTCTTTGCGGCCCAATCGGCCGAACCTTTCTTCAGACGGATGTCGGTGTTGACGATGGTCAGGCCCGTCTCTTCGGTGTCGCCGTCTGTCGAATCCACAAACGGACCGATGGAGATTTCCTGCGAGGCGGTCGACTGCTTGAGCGCACAAGCGTTTTGCGCAAAGGCAGGAGCGGCGAAACCGCCCAGGATCAGCAGGCCCACAAGTATTCGTTTGATGATGTGCATTAGTTTCTCCGCTGTCTCAGGTCAAAGGAAATCACAGGTATTCGGCTGGTGACCGTTGATCCAATCGAATCAAACCAGAGCGTGTGAGCGTTGCTGGCCGAGTCCACCAGCGTGATGATGTTCAGGACGCTCATCGTGCCGTTGGCCCCCAGCCAGGCGGTGTAGCTTCCGCCGTTGGCGCGAACCCGGTACGCATCCGGATGGCCCGCGGCATCCAGCTCCAATTCCAGGGAATAAGTGGTGTTCGCGGAGTAAGCCGCAACGGTGACCCAGGCCGCGGTGTCGTAGTTGTAGCACTCGATGTTGGCCCCGTTCATGAAGTGGCATTTCGCGCGGTCCGCGACGCCGGCTTCACCGAAGATCACTCCATAGTCGGAACTATTTGGATTTGTGATGCTCGTGCGCATTCCCCACGAGAACGGGGTTGAGGTCGTTGAGATACCGGCAAAGTTGCGGGACGCATAAAGCACGCCACCTGCTGCGGAATTGGACCGGACGGCCAGGCCTCCACCGGAAGGCGCACTCTGAATGGTCATCACGCCGGGAGAACTCTCGGTCCAATCGCCAGTCCAGATACCGGATCCGCCAGCCAGCCCTTCGACGAAATCGCCCGCGACGTAACTTTCGAAGGTGTCGATCGGCGGTGTCGTATTGGATGTGAGGTCCGGGCTGGGCCCGCAGAAGGATTCCACGTTTGCCTGTGGATCCTTAGGCGTCCGCCCCGCCAGTATCTGAGCATCGATTGCCCGCTGATTCATGGAGAACGGCCACATGGGCGTGCTCGTGATAGTCAGCGATGAATCGTACAGGTAGCGGACCTTTGCGCCACTACTGCCGACGTAGCAACCATCAATCTGACCCGTCGCCGCAAGAATCGACGTTCCGGACACGCGGCCCGTTACCGTCCAGTCGGCTTCGATGTACGAGTTGGTTCCACCCGTTCGAACCGCCGTGATATTCGTGAGCGTGTGGCCGCCCACTGGTGAGCCGGTTCCGCCGAAGTCCAGCGCCAGATTGACGAGTGACTCGGTTCCACTGGCGGTGCCGATGAACGCAATGATGTGCTTATAGAAAATGCCGTCCGACTGCTGACCGCCTTGCATCGCGCCAGAGAAGGTTCCCGCGAACGAAGCGAGCTGGTACCACACGCCTCCGATGAACGTTGAATTACTCGTGTGGTTGGCGCGAATTCCGTCGAGATTGAATCGATCGTACTGATTCAGCGTCCCGAGCCCATAGGCATTGGTGGTATCCGCGCCCATGTCCTCGTCCCAAGTGAAGATACAGTTCGCGCAAACGTCGCCGGAAGAATCGTAGGAGAGCGAAAAAACGCCGTGTGGGCCGGAGCCGCTGGCAGTGGAATAATTCCACATCATCCAGGCATTCCGAACGAAGTTGTTATCGGCACGCGCAAAGCTTTGCGCTATCTTTCGAGCGACTCCAAAACCACAGAATCCATCGACACTGTTGTCCTTCGAGGACCAGAACAGAAGTATCGACGAGTTTCCGTCCGCCGCATCCCAGCCGCAGATGCGCTTGATGACGTTGTTGTTTGAGCCATAAGAGTTATCGCCCGCATGAACAAACGCGCCCGACGTGTCCATCCGGAAGACGTACACTTCGTCGGTGCCGGAGTTGGCCGCGTTGAAACCCTCGATATCCCAATAGCTGCACTGCTCCCACACCCAAGGTGCGCGAGTGTCTTGGCCGTCGATGAGAACAGCGCCGTCGTTGAGCGTCTTAAGCGTAATAAGATTGCCCGCCGTTCCGGAATGGTTGTAGCAGGACGCCATGTCATTCGCGCCCTGATACGTGCCGTCTTTGACGATTCCGATATCTCCCGGCGTGACCAGTTTCGTGCCCGACAAATAGAGCAGCGTGCAGGGCGAACCCAACGAACAGGTCGTGCCGGCCGCCCCGTGCGCGGTGGTGTCGGCGTAGTAGGTTGAAGCCCAATAATAAAGGGGAGCTCCCTTACCGGCGCTCGAAACCGGAGGAGGTCCCATCGCAGCACGACCCGCCGATGATGCAGGCGCGGGCATTCCGCGCGGTTCTGCTAAAGCTGGAACCGACAAAACCGACAAGATTCCGATGAGCAGTAAAAGTCTTTTCATCATGCCGTCACCGTCAGTCCTTCCGACATCGTTCGGAATAACGGCTGCCAGCGGTAGCGAGCCTCCAGTGATCCGCTCTCTCGGCCCGGTCCAATCGGTTGAGGTTTGAAACCGCGGTCCTTCTTGACGAAGTACGCTTCCGTGGCGGCGACGTCGGGAATCCAGACAAAGGGATCCCGCCCCACCGCATCACTGAAGGTGCGAAAGGTTTCCAGTTCGGATTCGGGAAACATCCATGAGGGCCGGAATTCTTTGTAGCGGCCGAACTCGTAATCGAACTGATTCCCCGCGCGAGTCTCCTGCGTGATGCCCAAATCGGTTTGCTGCTTCGGGTAGATCCATTCGAAGTTCCGAGGGAACGGAATGCGAGTGCCGACCAGTAGTTCGCCAATCTCTTGGGATCCCACAAGTGATGGCGTAATGCGCAGGTACGCACGGTTCAACGCGAACGTCAGGTCGATGAACATATTCCCGGTTCTTGCCGTGGGACTCACCGTGAGCACTCCACCACCGGGAGGAGTTACCGTATCGGCCTGCACTTGAAACGTCGCTGGGGTGACGAGATTATGGTTGCCAATGAATAGGCTGTTGTAGTTTGCCGACAGATGCGCCTCCACGACCGCACCACCAGAGAGCCACCGGGCGGTTGTTCCCAATACAGAATCCAGCAGGTACGAGATCGGATACGTCGCAGAAGCCGCCGTACCTGAATCCGTGAGCGTGGCAATCGTCAGGATGCTGGTTTGGAAATAAGCCGGGAGTCCCATTAGGCGGTCACCACGCTATCCCAGTGGGATTTCACGCCAGCCGTGACTGCCGTTTTAATGCCACGGACGTTCCCATTGAAGTCATCAACCCATTGTTCGAGCTGCTCGCGTATCTCCAGAGCTGACGCCCTTGACCCCGAAGCGACATTCACGGTGAGGTATAAATCGCCGCCCATCCCGGATCCGCCCGCATTGGGATTCTGGTCGGCCGGAATAACCGCCTCCCCCGCGTGCAGGTAGAACGGCCCCTCTCGGGTCACCAGAGGCGTGCCCGTGGCGAGGCCCTGCATCAGTCGGTTATTCGCCAAGTCTAAGATTTCTTGCAAAGCTGGACCAACGACGGGAATCTCTGTCTCAAAGAACTGGCTTGCGACTCGCTGACGGTCGGAACTGCTACCCGCCCACGCCTGCACGGAATCAATCGTGGCCTGCCAAAGTGACCACATGGCGTCATGCGCCGACATCATGTCCGCGCCCGACAGCGTGTCCTGATTCGTGGCAGCGAGGTTGTACAGCTGGCCAAACTTTTGATCGAAGGGATTTTGCAGGTTCTGAACGAGGTCGTTCGCTTCCCAGTGGGCTTGGCTCTTGACCCAGCCGATGGCTCCCGCCGCCAATCCTGCAATGATGCCGGTGATTGGATTCGTGAGTAAGCCGCCGATGGCGCCGAGGCCTCCACCGCCTGCTGTACCTGCGGTTCCGGCTGCTCCTGCGGCGCCTGCTGCAGCACCACCGGATGCAACACTTCCACCAATTCCAAGAGCGCTGGAAATGATGTCCCCCAGCTTTGTACCGAGCTGCGCCAAGTGGTCTGTGAGTGGAGAAATCAGTCCCTTCAAAAATGAAGTCAACATGCTTTCGGCAGTGTCCTGCGCGATGCTCTTCAATGAGTCCATGCTGAACTTGCCGTGAACGACCATGTCGGCAAAGCTGTTGGCAAGCCGGTCCGTCATGCGGACGAGGGTGCTGGCGAACTCATCACCCATCCGGTTGTGAATCGCAATCTGTTCGGCAACCGCTCGCTCTTCTTCTTTAATGCGCTTCTGAAGTGAAACAATGGTGTCATCTAGATCGGTATGACGTAGACCTTCCATTTTGTTGAAAAGAGTTGCGCCGGACCCGAGCGCCTTTTCATTCGCGGCCTCCCACGCATCGCCGGTACTGGCTGCCGCCGTGGCGATAACGGCTGCAGCGTCGACAGTGGAATAGGAGAGCTTGCTGGCGGCCACTTCCGAGCGTTGAATCGCAGCGGTAAATTTGTCGGCCTCATCGGAGGTGACTTGAAAGCCCTTCAGCCAGGCATCGACAAACCGAGCGGCGTCTTCGACATGTTTTTGGTAGAGTTCCGCCTGCACCGCGCGCCAGGCGGTCTCAATCTTTTGCTGTGCCTTGATGGCTTCTTCATACTCTTTGGTTTTTCGAATGGTGGTTTCGATCGAATCCGGCAAGTCGTCTCGATGCAGAATCATCAACTTGTTGACTTCCGCCGTGACTTGCTGCCAGGACTTTCCGGTCTGATCGATCGTGACCCCGAGTGTTTCGAGTACCTTGATATTGGCGAACGTCTGCTCGACAGCCTTCGTCTGGGAAGCGGCAACCTGTTCATGGGTCCTTTTGAGATCCCCTTCGGTTTCCAGAATCTGTTCAAACAGATAAGCCAGTGCCGCGAATTGACCCACCACCGGAACGGCGGCAATGGTCAGGCCCATTTCGGTGGCCGCGGTTCCCAGCAATACGAATCCAGCTTGGATTTTGGGGACGAGGGTTCCGACTGCCGCCAGGCCCAGAAGCAGGCCGCCGGCGCCGGTAATAGCAGTCGCGGCGCCGAACGCGGATTTCGTCAAGCCCTCGTTCTCGCTCGCGAATTCCCGGACTCCAACGATGACGTTCTGTGCCTGAACGGCATAGTCGTTTAACGAGGGGATCAGGGCGTTCCCGACGGCATTTGAGACGCCTTGAACGGCATCCTTGATCTTGCTGAGGTTGTCGTTGAAATCATCGGCAGCGCGTGACGCATCGCCCGACACAACAATTCCGAAGCGGGTGGCTTCGTCCCCCATTTCCCTTATTCCATCGCGTCCCAAATTTAAGGTGGGAATCAGAGCGATACCGCCGCGACCGAATATCTCCACGGCAAGTGCGGATTTCTGTGTGCCGTACTCCATGGCGCGAAACTTGTCGGCAACGTCGAGCAAGATACTGTTCATGGGTCGCAGCTGCCCATTCGTATCGATGACCTTGACGCCCAGCTCCTTGAACGCGTCACTTCCGTTGTTCGCGGAACTGGACATCTTCTTCAGGCCGGAGGACAGTTCTTCGAAGGACGCTTCGTTCTGCTCTGCAGCGTGTTTCAGCTTGGATAGTTCCTCCGTGCTGATGCCGGTCTGAATGGAAACCTTGTTGAGTTGTTCGCCCAGGTCCGCCGAGGACTTCACCATCGTCAGCATTCCCGCGACGACGGCGCCACCGGTGGCGGTCATCGCCAAACCGAGGTCGGTTGCCGCCTGGACGCTGGGTTTAATGGTCTTCTCAAACTCTTTCGCTTCCTTGGCAGCGCCCTTGATGGCGTTATTGAAGTTTTCGGCCTGGAGCTCCAGCTGAACGTACAGGTTGGCTATCGTCGCCATGACTCACCCTCCTGCCGTGGGAGAACGCCGCTTCGCTCTCTCGACACCTTCAGTTGCCTTTGCTGCCAATCGCGCTTCATCCGCCTCTTCCTTTTCGATCTTGAGAAACTCGATAAGCTCCGCCATTTCTCGTGCGCTCCAGCGGCGCTCCAATTCCGATACCGGACACAAGTACTTGTGATGGGCGAGACCGACTAAGAAACGGCGGTCGTCTCGCTCCCGGAGTTTTTTGAGATCGCCTCCAAGTCCTCCTGGCTGATGCCGCTCAAGCGGGCGGCCACGTCGTACAGCGTGGAGACGATGTTGGCGTTCTTGCGGCCAATGGCAGCGGCGTCCCCTTCGGCAAAGAATCGGCTGCCGTCCTGGTTACACACCGCAATCTCGACCAGTCGTTCGCGCGCGGTGATCATCCGGGACTTCGTCAGATTCACCTTGCTGCCCTGTTTGTTGTTCTCGACGCTGATGGCCTCGTACTCCCATGCGGCTTTCTCGCCCGCATTCAGAGAACGGACATAAAAGTCGTCGTTCATTTCTTTGATGTGGACCTTTTCGATGGTCTGGTCTGCAAATGCTAAAAACTCGGATCGATTCATTTTGAAAACTCCTTCACAGTTAGGTTGTTGGCTGACTTCGCACTCTTGCGAATGCGCTTTGCTGTGACACCCGCGCCAGCCGAACGGGACTGCCAATTACAGAATCAGTGGGCTCAGCGCCATCCCCTGGTTCAGCTCCATCTCTCTCCGGATCTGAGCGGCCTGCGTGAACGGCATGTCGGTCATTTCCGCAACCACACGCGTCATCTCGTCATCGGTTTCCTGCTGCACAATCCGTTGATTCAGCGCTTGCCGATGGCAGGCCACTTTGTTGAGCAAGACGCGGAGTCCCAATCGTGTCGAGACATGGCGCCAACCCTCGAGGCCAGCAATCTTCTTGTTGAGGGCCCGGATCTCCAGATCGCAAAGACCACGGTCCCGCTTCCATTGCTCCAGCATTTAGGTGATATCCCGGACCAGCGAACCGCTGGAGATGGCAAACGCCAGGGCGCGCTTCGCCTCTTCGCCGACATTTCCACCCATGGAATCGGAGAGGATCATGCTGGTGAATTGATATTCCGGGTTGTTCACGCCCTCGGTGAACGACTGGGCAATCCCGAACTCGATCGCGATGGACGGATTGGAAGTGAACAATCCATCGACGATCTCGTCGACGAGGTTGTCGGCGATATCGTCGAACACGCTGGCGGACAGTTGAACGTCCTTCAGTCCGGAAATTCTCGCCTTCCAGGTATTGGCGAATACGGTGTTGTCGAGCTCCGCCTGGGTGCGGTTCAGCTGAGCCTGAAAGACATCGGCAACCATATCGCTTCCGCCCAGTTTGAGCCGGCACGCTAACATTTGATGTGACACTTGACCCTCCTAATTGATCCCCACGGCGCCATACACCGTGAGTGATGTCCCCGTGAATGCTGAACAGATGACGCGCCAGAACGTCTGCGTAATGGCGCCGGCTACCGGCGTTGCAAATTGAGATGTGAGTCCGGTGATCGTGGTGAACGTGATCCGATCGGTAAGATTGGTGCCGATCGCATCGTCAGCGCTCTGGACTTTAAATACCGCTGAAGTGAAGCTGCTCTTTACCGTGGCGTGAATCTGCGCATACAGCTTTTGAGTGGCAAGCACCCCGCCGATATCCAGATAGCTCCCGTTGAACGTTCCGGTCTTGGCGCCCACCGCCATCATGAAACCATTCACCAGAACGTATCCGGAGATCCGCCCATCGGCATTCCACTCGGCACGCTGGCCGACACCGCCACCCACCTGGTATTGGCCCTGCTGAATGACTCCAAACTTCGTGCGATCGAAAACCGTGGCGCCGCGCAACGTCACGAGCATCGGAACGTTGGAGAGCGATTGTCCGTTCGACAGCGCTTCGTCCTGTCCGGCCGCGGTGGTATCGATGATGCCAGCCATTCCGAACACGCCGTCCAGCAAGCCGGAGCCGCGGCCGCGCCAGCCTCCGGATCCATACGTGGTGTCGTCCCATTCCTTCTGAGATCGGTCGATCTTGATCTTGTTGGTATCGCCCGTCAGGTCGTACTGGCCCAGAAGTATTTTGCAATTCGTTAGCGGGAAGTGACCCATGAGTGCCTCACAATGCTGCGGACCAGCGAAAGTCGCAGATGAAATCCAGTGTTGCGCGGTACGCTTCGTGCTCGCTGTCGAGCCGGTCGACCGCGGTAATCGCTCCGTCCGTTCGAATGTCGAGGATGGTTTCCCCGCCGTAAACTCCGCTGACCCGCGTCACCGGGAGAAAGCAGTTGATGATGGCTTCCCGTAAAGTGGTTCGTTCCGCAGACGTCGGGGCAATCCCATCGACCTGCACGCGGATCGTGCAAAGCTGTGGCCGGCCGGCAAACGTGTAGTCCCGCTCCACCTTGCTGATCTGAATGAAACGGGCCGCCGGCATCTCGATTTCCTGCGGAAAGATATCCGGCGTGAAATTCTGGCCGATCAATGCATGCAAGGCGGCGTTAGCGGTCTTCAAGGCGGTCAGGGCCGTTTGCAGGCTCACCGCTTCACCATCTCTTTCTCAATGCCGTTGCCGATCAATGTGCCGATTGTGGCAAGGACCTGCGCCTGGGTCTCGTCCCAGGCCGGCCGGGCAAACGGCTGTGGGCTCTGTTTGGTCGTCCCATACTCCGGGAAGTACCCATAGAAGCCTTTACGAGACGGGCCGGTTCGCGCGACACAACCAGTCGCGGATTGTTCACTGATGACTGTGATGATGTTTTCCTTCAGGCGATGTTCGGATTGAGATTCATCAATCGGGGCCAGTTCTCCCATCCGGACGCGGGTGTGCTCCATCCCTTCCCGCGCGGCGCGCACCAGAATCAACTTCTGTGTCCCCAGCGCCAGCGGCAGGTTGTTCATGCTCGCGATCATGTCGGAGAGACCCTGAACCTCTTCGTCCATCTATTTCACCTTGGAGACGTAAATGGCCATGTACTGCTTGTAATCCTCGTCCTGTTGAACGTCGTGAATGTTCCACGTGGCGCCGCGCCACACCGCTTTCATCAACACATCGATGTCGAGTCGGTAGTTCGTGGTGAACTTCCTCGAGATCTCCGAACTGATCGACTTCAACATTTCAAATTCCCGCCCACTCACCGGCGCCGCGGCCGCCCAAAGTGTTGCCACCAGGATCGGGTCCGGAATCTGCTGACCTTCGGAGTCCGCCACCAATTTGTAGCGATAGATCCGGATCCGCTGATCCATCTTTCCGGTCACGACTCACTCCGAACAATCCAGGTGTCCCATTCCGCGCTGGGGTAGTACCCGATCTTTCCTCCCGAGTCCGTCACCTTGAATCGCCCCTTGTATTTCCCGGGCACCAGGTCCGAAGCATCTGGCGAATACCGCACCCGCCACGCATCCGCATCCTGGATCGCGACATCTCCGGACGTATCCAGCAGGCTTCCGTCTTCAGTCTTCCGAAGCACCAGAGCGATCGTGCTGCCGGACAACGACGTCGACGGCGTCTCTCCGTCCTGCAGCAGGAAGGCGTCGACCGGCGCCGTCCACCCCGCGACCAGCTCAAACGTTGTGGCCATCTACGCCTGCTGACTCGCGACCAGGCTATCGATGGTTCTCTGCGCCACATCGATCGAACCTGGTACCGAGGCCTGGTCTCCGCGATTCCGGTAGTACTTACAGACCTCCAGGAGAACGGCATTCTTCAACGCCTGAAATCCGCGAATATCCGCTCCCACAAAGTGAATTCCACTGCCGGCCGTCGTCGGAGAGATGGCCGCCCCTCCGGATGTCAGCGACAACTGGAATGTGGATCCACTGGGATTGACCACGAAGTACGGCATCAGAGAGAGCAGGCCCGCCGGCAGCTCCCCACCACTGTTCACCAACTGCACAATGTCCCCGGTCTCAAACGATCGGCCGAGCGCCGTCAACACGGCGGAGCTCCCGGTCGCGGTGAACGGGGCGGCCATTCCCGCTTTGAATCGCACCATCACGGCATTGGGCTGGCAGCGTGTCGTCGGCCAGATGAGGTTGTAGCCCAGAGAAACAATCCCCAGCCTCCGATCGGTGATGCTGTAGTTGTCGGCGCTGAACGTCTGGGTCGTTCCATCCGAATAGATGTAGGTGATCGAATCGATCGCAATCAGGGGAACGCACGGCAAACGAATCTCTCTGCCGCACGGGAACGCATCCATCGGAAAATCAAATGTCGTGGCCAGCAGTACCTTGTAGCGCTTCGAATTGCCGCCAGTGGCTGTCTCAATCACTTCGCGGGCCGTGGAAATGTTGGCCCGGATCAGTGCATCGTCTTCCGTAATATCGGCATCTCCCTTGATGTGGTTCTTCGCCTCATCCAGGGAGACTGGGT